TTTGATACCGAGTTTGACTGTACCGGCGAGAAGCAACAGTTCGTCGCGCTGCTTCAAATGCTCGATATCGGCTTTGGCATCGGCTTTCTCGAATGTCTTGATCATCGCCGACAATGATTTCAGCGTGTCGGTGTGTTCGCGCTCCCAAAAATCGTGGCGTTGTTTGATCTGTTCCTGGGTGCGGCGCAGGGATTGCCGGGTGGCGGAGGCTTGTGCGAGTTTGCGGACCAGTTCTTCGGTCGATTTGAGCACAGTAATTTCGTGTTCGAGATCGATCCCCTGGTAGGAATTGATCTGCTGACGAACAAATTTGATCTGGCGGTCGCGTTCGGCCGCCCATGCGTGTGACTTTTCTTCGAGCGCGGCGATTTGGGCGAGGATGCGATCATTAGCCTGCCGGGTTGCGATCAACGCGGCTTCCTTGGTTGCGAGATTCTTGTTTTCCTCTTTGCGCATTTCGCGCAATCGTTCGGCTTTTTCTGTCAGGATCGTAAAAGAGAAGATGCGTTCAATAATCGTGCGCTGCTCATCCTCGGTTTTGAGAAAGAAACAGGCGCGATCGGACGGCTCGTTCACCAAAAGGACATCGGCTAGTTTCAGATCAAAGCCAAGCAGTTCGACAATCCGCTTGGTTGTCTCGGGTTTGGTTGATTTGGTTTTCTCAAAGATGAATTTGCCGCCCTCTTTGGTGCGGAGGTCGCGGGGATCATCGGCCGGCTTCTCAAACAGACGCAGCAGTGATGGGTTTTCGCCGCGTTCGACGCGAAATGCGATATCGTCGCGTTGTGCCCCGGAGGCGACCAGTAGTGCGCCCGGCTCGATGTAGTTGAGAAAGCCGGAATTCGACACCCGCGGCGATTTGCCAAAGTAGACATAGCGAAGCGCATCGATGACGGCAGATTTGCCGACACCGTTGCGCTCACCATCGCCGATATCGAGGTTTTCCCCGATGATCGTGGTAAGCTTGCCATTATTGAGATCGAGCTTTTGTGTCTTGTTAGGCGGGAAGCTCATAAACCCGCTGATTTCTAGGTAATCGAAATTCAGCCCATTCATCAATGTCGCCAGTTATCTTTCATTGCCAAATAGATCAGCAGGGCCGCTAACCATATTAGGACAATATAGATGCTTGACACGACAAAGTGTATAATGAAGGGCGCGAATAGAATGCCCAACAGGACAAATAGACTGAGGATTACGAAGGTTTGGTCTGACATATCAGGTCTTCGTCTATCATAGGATAGAGGAATTTGACGGCTTTATTGAGGACGAGACGCGCTTTGCGGCGTCCTGGTCCTTCGACGATGTACCAATCATCGACATCGCTGTCACAATGGTAAATTTCCACTATACCCTCGGTGGTATTGAGCCGACTCCATTTACCAACGGGCATCCTTTTTAGTTTTTCGCTTAGATTCATATTCCAAATCTTCCCCGACCATGACACAGCAAACCCACAGCCAGAGCATGAAGAATATAAGTATTGGGCAAAACACTATTCCCAAGACAAACGCCAAAAAAACGATCATTCGTCTTCTGCCTCATCTTCATCGTCACAGAGATCACCGGTTTCGAACTCGATGATGCCAGCGGTCGGTTCGAGCAAGGCTTCGGTTCCACACGTGCAAACCGTCCGGAACACCATGTCGTCTTCCGACCATTCCCAATCCTCAAGATCGGCACCGCAAGTCTGGCACCCTCCAAGGTAAAGATCGCTAAAGGTTTGAACAGCCATCAATATTACCTCTAAACCAATCTATATAGCCGGATGAGGATCTTGGGGTCGAATTTGCCGTCGTAGGTCATTGTTTCTAATTTGTTTTCGATCATCGCATCGAGAGATTCGAATTGGGCAGGCGATGAAATGGCTTGCTCGGCGAGATCGATTTTCGTTTTATTTATTCGGAGATGGCGTACCTCAATAATCTTCTTTAGTTCAGTGATCGTTTCGTCCGGCAAACCGAGATCGTCATTGATCTCGATCGTTGAGCGCACCCCATAGGGGGCTTCCTGCCGTTCCAGCCGGGACAGGAACTCCGACATCGAGCATTTGTGGTAGGTCGGCGCACCGGGCCATTCGAAATATGCAGGTAGGGTTTCGCCCCATTCGAGCACCGCCATACCGCGCTCTGGGTCGTTGGCGTCGTTCATATTGTGACCGAACGCGTTGCCGATATAGTAGATCGGCACCTTTGACTGGTTGAGCCGCACCTGTCTTTTGTGGAAATGACCCGAATAGACGGCTTGGCAATTGACGAAATCGTCGATATGCAGGCCATTCCCGTCGTAGACCTTCTCGATTACTTGATTCATCAAGAAGAACGGCAACTCGAAGTGCCCGAAGACATAGCGGGACTGGCGGGTGATCAGATCGTTTTGCTCGTCATTGACCAGCCATGGCGCGAACACCACGTCATCGATCTGACAAATATGGTTGATCAGGTGGAAATTCGGGTAGCGCGGCAGATGTTCGAGCGAATGGATTTCCCGCCCGGCTTTCTCATAGAGTTCATGGTTGCCGATGATCCAAAAGATCGGCAGATCGAGGCCGTGGAGGACTTCGATGGCCCGCCGCGAATAGTGACCGGTGCGGTTTTCGGTGCGGACTCGATTGTGAAACCAGTCGCCGAGAAAGAGGATTGTGTCGCATTGATGTTCGCGGGCCATGCCGGCGAACCATTCGACAAATGCGAGGCAATCTTGGTTGTGCTGCTCTGAGTCTAAGTGTTCGCCAAAATGAATATCGGTGAAAATTGCGGCTTTACGGAATAACCCCATACGGTTCCATATAGATTAGCCAAGCCGGCGAGCAATGTAGTCGATCGCAATTGGGTAAAGCTGGTGTTCGGCTTCAAGAATTCTGGCGGTCAGCATATCTTCGGTGTCGGCGCGCTCGACCGGCACGATGGCTTGCGCGATGATCAGTCCCGAATCGACTTGCGGCACGACATGGTGGACGGTGCAGCCGGAATATTTGACACCCGCGGCGAGCGCCTGACGCTGCGGATGCAGACCGGGGAAATCGGGCAGCAGCGAGGGATGGATGTTGACGATCCGCCCGCGCCAGCGATCGACGAATTCGCTATCGAGAATTCGCATAAAGCCGGCGAGCGCGATCAGATCGATCCCATTCAGTGCGCAACTGACGATCCGCGCGAAATCCGCTCGCTTTGGGAAGACAGAGGCGACAAAGGTGGTGATGCCGGCATCGCGCGCGTATTGCAGCCCTGGTGCGTCTGGATTGTTCGAGACCACGAGCGCGATGCGGGCGGGATAGTCGGGGGTCTGTGCTGCTTCGATCAACGCGTGCAGATTTGAGCCGCGCCCGGAGATGAAGACTGCCATGTCGATCATGTGCGCCTGCGTTTACGCCGGGGTTCCTGATAATCAAAGACGGGTTCGAACTCGGCCGGCACATCCATGACCTCGGCGGTCGGGATGCGCGTCGTGTTGATATTGTAACCGGAAATCTCGCGCAGCCGCTTGACCAGCAAATCCCGCCGGATCATCAACCCGATCGAGCATAAGGCGGTGATCACCGTTTGTTCGTCGCTGTCGTTGAGCACGCGTTTGGTGTTCGATCTGGTGCTCTCGTCATAGACGGTGAGACAAATCACCGGCTGCCCGGCCACTTCTACCCCTTCCTCGACCATATAGTGGGGTGGTCTATCAAACAGAAGCAGCGTCGCGCCAAGATCGCTCGTGTAGGGCAATGCTTCAAGCTCAAGAATCTCCTTGATTTCGAGATCAAGCTGGTCATCGGGATTGCCGTCGCGCATCAATCGGGTACTGATCTGACTGAGTGCGGTGATCTTGGCGTTTAATAGTTCGGCGTCCTTTTTTAACGCCTTCATCCCCTTGCTGGATTGATCGGCGACATCGCGCAGCATTTCATTTTTGATTTGCCGGGCATAGGAGGGGGTCATGCCGATGCTTTCCCACATTGAATCCTTGATATCGCGGATGATTTCCTCTTTTTCCAGGAATGTAATGAAGCAATACTTGATAATTTGGGTATAGTAGCCGAATGGGTTGTCGTATTTTTCCTCATTGTATTTGAACGCATTCTGGCACAGCGTCAAGAGCGCGTCCGATTTCATGTCATCGATATACGAGTAGCCCCGCCACTGGCCTTTGTTGGCGTAGCGGTTGACCATCAATTGCAGGTATTCGGTCAATTTTGGGGTAAAACATTCGGCGGGCGTGCGGGGGTGATTGCTTTCGCGATGCCGTTTTTTTGAGAGCACGATTTCCCGGATCAATTCTTCGCGGGTCAGATAATGATTAGGTTTCTTGGCTACCATGCATGCGCGCCGCCTCCATGTGCAAACTTTTTCGTTTTAAGGGATGTCCAAGCGCCAATATTGTCAATTTTTTCGTTTTAAGCTGTCTGGTACGACAACATTAGCACTTCTACCATAAACGCCATGTAGTTTTGAAATCAATAAAATCAAGAAATTCGCCGCTAAATAGGACAGCGGAGGGCTAAACGGTGGGTGATACTTTCAATATCGAACTTGTACCGGCGAAACTGGTGCCGTTTGATTGGTCGGCGATCGGTGCAAACTCGATCGCCCAAGTGACCGGCACGAGTAATGTCACAGGGGGTTCCGATCCAAACCCATCCGGGGCCTCGGCGAGTGCCGAAGATGATGCGGTAGCGCAGGCGATTTTGACCGCTAATGGCTTGCCAATTGGGTATTCCTATCAATCCACAACGCCGACCGGGCCGACCGGTCTGTCACAATCGGGTGGTTCTATTTACAGTAGCTCGCACCCTTTGTTTCCGCTGACCCTGACGGGTGGCTTGGTCTTTCCCTATACACCCGTGATCAGCGAAACCATCGGCATCAAATACGATACGACGGAACTCATTCACGCCAATGAGAGCATCCACGCTTATCGCAACAGCGACAATATCCGCATAACCTTGTCGGATTGTGTTTGGACGGCTGAAACTTTTGACCAAGCCGTCTATACGCTTGGTGTGATCCATTTCTTTCGGTCCTATCGGCTGATGGATTTCGGTCGCGGCACCGAAGCTCAAACAAAACGTCCCGGAACTGGACGACCACCCTCGCCGATGTGGTTCTCCGCCTATGGGTCGTTTCTCTACAATGCGGTGCCGGTGTTGATCGAGAAGGTGGATTTCACCTTTCCCAATGACGTTGATTATGTCGGCGTGCCCAATCCGGGCACTTCAGCCTATGTCAACCAGACGATCCAAGTCGTGTCGTCATCCGATCTCGGCGGCATCAACTTGTTGGCCTCAACTGGTGACTTCACCTGGATACCGATCAAATTCCAGATCGGCTCGATCTCGATGGTGGTGCAGAATTCGGTCGCCTATTGGACCAAGAAATTCAACCTTGATGATTTCAAAGCCGGACTTATGGTGAACACAAGATAATGGGATACACGGTTTCCTACTCGACTTCCTCACTTTATGCAAAAACCCCGATCGTCGGCCGTTTTCTCGATTTCTATGTGCCGGTGCTGATCCCGCCCGACCAGACCGATGTGTTGTTTGTGATCAAGCGGCAGGATTGGGTGCATCGGCCTGACATTATGGCGCTCGATTACTACGGCAACGAGATGTTGTTTTGGGTATTTGGTGTGCGCAATGGCTTGAAGGACATAGTGTTTGATATCGAATATGGCAGCATCTTATTTTTCCCGACCTCCCAACGCTTGTCCAATTTGGGTATTGGGGGCACGATCTGATGTCTGACTTAGGGTTTGATCCGAATACCGGATTGGGGCTTGGCGACAGTGCGCCCGCGTCCACGCCCACGACAGCCGCCCCGGCATCGGCCGACACCGGTTCTGTGTCGTCGATTGCTCCGACAACCAACAACTCGGGGCAAATCCCACTCGATCAAGCCACTCGTGGCGACGATCTGATCTATGATAATGTGCTGAACCGGTATATCGATGCGATCTACAATGTTTCGCTTGCACTGATCTCACCGTCTGCCGCGGCCAAAATACGGACCGCGGGTGAGCAGGATGCGCAAATCAACCCCGACGAATACATTATCTTCGCGTCGACCGGCGATGTCGAAACGGGATCGACAGCGATCAACGAGACAATCGGTTCCACCAGCGATCTTAACTATTACGGCGACTACTACAACATTAAATCGGTGAGTTTTCGGAGTGTTCTAGGTCATGTGCCGCAAAACCCGCTCGTGTCGGTGACATTCGACGGCAAGATGCGGATATTTCAGCCTATGGGGTTCTCGTTTCGCGAAGACCTCGACGATATGGCGCTCGCGCTCGGGTGGGGCGGCGATTCGCCGAACCAATTTGTGTATCGTCTTGAATTCTGGTTCTCTGGTTATGATCCGGTGAGCGGTGCGTGGGTATCGCATATTCCGATACCGTGTCCGCGACCGCGCGGTGGTGATGATGATCAGTTGAATTCGATCGTCTATTACTTAACGATCACCGATATGGAAGCCAAGGTCACCCATATGGGGACAGAATATGATTTGTCCTACCAGACCATCTCGCATACTGCGACCCGTGGTGAACGTATTCTGATGCACCAGGATAATGTGCCGACCATTGTAAAGGGACAAAAGGGCGAACCATTCCGGATCTTTCTGGCAAATTTGGCCCAACGATTAAGTGACCAAATCTACCATGACACGATGAACAAAATCCGGGTTAATATCCAGTTTGTCGGCTTCAAGCAGCTATTGGATGAACCGTTTATCGATGATGTCAGTGTTGACATCTCGACTGGTGTGACATTGCAGCAAAGCAGTGGTTCTTACGGGGTCACCGGAAAGAGTGTCGATCTCTATACCTTCCTCGTGCATGCGATGCATAGCTTGAACCTGACGCGAGCGTTGCGTTTACAGGAACCCGACACCAAATTCAACGTACCGGGCGTCGAATGGAACATTCGCACAAATATTCTGGATGCGACCGACTTTGATAGCGATATCAATGCGGAAAAAACATTCACCTTCCAGTATATTTTTGAACCACATCTGCATTTTCGCAACCGACTCGCCGAACCTTCGGTTCGCAATTTGCAAGTTGATCACGAAAGTCAAAACCGGCGGGCGCAAGAGATTATCGATTTTGGAATGCTCTACCGGGTCTATTCGTTCCTTTTCACAAATGACAACAGCGAGGTCATCGACTGCCAGTTTCGTTACAAATTCTTCTACTTTGCCCCATTCCCGTATCCGGGAACGGAAGTCTTTCTTCGCGGCCACGGCCACGACACCAACAATTTGTCGTTGACCCAGGATCTACAAGAAGAAAAGACCGAAGCTGCGGGTAGTGAAATTCGCGATCCGGTGACTCCTACGTTGAATTTTGTCGCAAGTCCCGGTCAGAGCCGCACCTTGAGTGAAGTTTTGAACATTCCGACACCGCAGAGCGCCAGTGGCACCAAACAACCGGGTCAGATTTTTGGTCCGATGGATCGCGGACCAGCGATGCCACAAACACAAGGCACAAAAAACGACAAGTATGCGACCAAGAATTTGATCGCGCAAGATATGTACCTGCGCTACGACATGCTCGGAGCCGATCTGACCGTGCGTTTTGATCCGACATGGCTGCTCAACCCGTATATGTCGGGGCGTGATTCAACCTCGCTGATCCCGCTCGACTCGGTAGGCGGTGTAGCGGGTGCCGATTCGAACTTTTTTGTATACGCTCATACCGATCGGGTGATCTTTCTGCGAGCATTCGCGCCAAACCAAGCCGCCTATATGAACCCAAATGTTACAACCTCATTCATCAAGGACAAAGGCAACCCGATGCTTGGCGGATTTTATGCCGTGATCCACGTCGATAACATCTTCGACGGTGGCAAGTTTTACCAAAAGCTCAACCTCTACAAATACGAGCATCTAAATTACTTTAACTCCTTGGGAACCTCCGCTCCGATTTCGCAGAACGCCGTTTCACAGGGCAGCGACACCACCGGTACATCATCCGCCCAGGCACAAATAACACCCGATCCAAATGCAGGGGGTTTCACCTAATGGCAAATCAATTTGATACTGGTATTGGCCGTAGTGCCCGTGAAGTTTATAGCCCTAACCAGCCGACCGCGGAGGGTGGATTTCAGAATTTTGGCATCCATATCGCTTCGGTGGTCGATGATATCGACGAACAAAAGATGGGACGCGTTTGGGTCTATATCCCCGGTGTGTCGGCGCGCAACCCCAATATCACCTATGCGCGCTATTCGCCCGCCCGCGAGCCGATGAACTCGGACGGCACGCCCGGTGCGCCGATTGAATCAAAGCGACAAGGGTTTATCCGGGCATTTCCGATGAAGCCGCATGCCGGCTCGGATCGGTTGCGGGAGTCGCCCAATCAATCGGACGGGCGTAATCCTCAACTCGGCGAATCAAACGCCTATGGCGATTTTCATCAAGCCCGCAATGGCGACATGGTGGCGGTCTGCTTCATGGGGGGCGACCCGGCCAAATGCTACATCATGGGTCATGTGCCAAAGACCGGTGAAACCGATATGGTTCCGGGTCTGCGGCAAAAGCAGACCGATGCATCGGGATCTGGGGTCGCGACGAATGTCGGACCGAGCTACGAAGTCGGGTCTGACAACAGCAACACCAAACCGCTGACGACATTCTTCCACAATCTGACCGATTCTGGGCTGATCCAAGACCCGTTGCGCGGTTGTGGCAGCAGTTCGAGCACGCGTGAAAGTCCGTCGCGGGTTCGCGGCATGAAGACGCCGGGCGATCCCGACACGAATATGACGGGCCACCAGCTATTCATGGACGACCATCCCGACAGCCAGTTGATGCGGCTGCGGACCTCCAAGGGCATGCAAATACTGCTCTGCGACACGGGCGACTTCCTCTATATGAGCACCGCCACCGGCAAGACCTGGATCGAGATCGACGATACCGGCAACTGCATGATCTTTGCCCATTCCTCGGTTAGTATTCACGCGGAGCAAGATTTCAACTTGACTTGTGATCGCGATTTCAATCTGCACGTCAATGGCAACTATAACAGTATCGTCAATGGCGACACGCGTATGCGGATGAACAAGGGCGGCAACATCACGGTCGGCGAAGGCGGCGGCGACCTCGACATCACCACGATCAACAACTTCATGGTCAAGACCCAGGCCGAGATCCGGATGGGGGCGAAGACCGGGTTCACCGCGAAGTCGGCCGATTTTATGGCGATGCAATCGGCCAAGAAGATGTCGATGAAGTCGGCTAAGGAGTGGGAAGTACAGGCCGACGATCTCGGCAGTATGAAGATCAAGAAGGCGATGACGATCCAGACCAGTGATGACAATTTCAATGTTAAATCCGGTAAGGCCGTCAATATGAAGTCGTCTGGTGGCGATTTTAACACTGATACCAGTGCAAACATGAATGCGACCAAGGGGTCGCTGAGTGTTGATGATGCCAAGAGCGTCGATGACGCCAATGACCCCAATCAGGCCGATATCCCGTTGCAGCATTCGGTAGCGAAGCCGCCGCAGACCTCGGGACCGCCGACCGCCTCGACCGGGTTGATGAAGACGGCCTCCGCGGTGGTGCCGCAGCATGAACCCTGGAACGGACACCGCTCGCAACCGCCCGGTCATGATGCCGCCATGAACCCGTCAAGTATACCGAAACTATAATTTAACACCAGCGTCTCTTAGGGCGGCGTCCCTCGCTGTGATCGCTTCATCCAGTGTGGTGCTATAGCAAATATGCTTGTGCTGGCCGTTGATTTTAGTTCTGACCAGAAATTTTCGCTTTTCCCTGGACCATGTGATACCGCTGAGGGGATTTTTCCGGTATCGCGCTCGTTGGCCGTTCGACATATTCTGCCGCGCCCGATCTGTGTGTTTCTTGCCTCGATGGGACATCACCTGTTTTTCCCGTTCCTTGGGATCAGAGAACCTTATCTTACCTGCTGCTGACAGCTTCTCGCGCGTCTCAATGCTGACCTTTTTACCCTTATTGCCGAGACCAATTTTTCTCTTTGTTTCATTGGAATGCTCACAACCAAGTCGATTGGTGGCTGTCAAGCAAATATTAAAGAGAAACCGCCGACCCAATTTCTCTACCAAAGTGTCAATCCAAAACTGTTCTCTGGATATAAGTTTGCTGCATTCGTCTATATGTTCTAATACTTCAAACCGCAGCGATCTTATTCCATACTTATACCAAGTTAACTGTAATCGCTTGTTGTCATGGGAACCATTCTTCAACGAGCGCAAATGCTGTCCCCTGCGAGATTTGCCGTTGCGTGTCGATCCGACGTAGATACCATGATACTTGTCATTATCTTTGACGATCCATATGGCATAAATAATGGGCGAAGGAGGAAGTGTATTCATACACTTATATAGGCTTTGAGCGTAAATAACATGCAGGTTGAGGGTGATCCCAATACGGGCGGCGGACTGGTCGAGACACCATTACAGACTTTCTTTCACGCATCGGGGATTTTGACTTCGGTTGATGGGTCACCGGTCACCGATCATGAGGATCACACCGATGTTCACACCGCGAATGGCTCATCGTTTTTTCATATCGATGGCAAGCCGGTAAATTTTTTTGGCAATGCCGATACCTGCGGTCACACGCGAGCGGGAAGCCAAGTCCCCTGGTACATTATTCAATCGTAGGAGAAATCATAGGTGTCGTTTCTAAGTTCGTTACTGAATGTATTTTTGAATTTTACTCTCAGCTTGACCTCGAATGGTGTACTGGTATTGCCGGTGACGAAGTTGCGCACGGGCAGTATTTTCAGCGACATGCAGAACGCGATCAACTATGTCGATCAGGCTGGCAAGTATTTCCTTGGACAGTCTTATGGCTCGAATTCGGTGATGAGCAAGCCAAATTTTCAGCAGGCTCCCGATTACAAACCCGGTGATACGACGCCGCCGAAGTCTTGGCCGACCTTTCAGCCGGGCGGCTACGATGTTCCGCTCGGAGTCAATGATGTCAGCATGTATCGGTTTAGTTCGGAAGCGCTGCGCCAGCTAAAGGTGTTTGAGGGATTGCATCAGCGGCCCTATCAGATCAACGGCCAGACCTATATCGGATACGGCCACAAAATCAGTAGCTTCGAGCCGGCAACCAATTATATGTCACGCGACGATGCCGATTCAACCCTGGCATCGGATATCTCCGCGGCCGAGGGACTCGTCAAGGGGGCGATATCGGTCAAGATCACGCAGGGGATGTTTGACGCCCTGGTCGATTTCGCCTATACGACCACGGCGAGCAAGTTCAAGAGTTCGACGGTGGTCCAGAAGATCAATTCGGGTGATATCCCCGGCGCGGCCACCGATCTCGCACAATGGGTCTATGTGAATCAGAACGGCACGGTGACCAAATCGCCGCATTTGTCGGCGCGCCGAACGTTCAATGTATTCTGGATGACGATGCCGGCGGATGTCCAACCCCCCACCTAAAGGGATGTAGAGTGAAAGTTCTGATCGTTGACCTCGGCGGTCAATACTGCCACCTGATTCACCGTGCTCTATACGAGATGGGGATCGACTCGGATATCAGTCACCCCAATACTGTCCCCGATCTGAACGCCTATCGGGGGATCGTGCTGTCGGGCGGACCAAATTCGGTGTACTCGTCCGATGCGCCGCGCGTCTCGGAGCAAATTTGGACGCATGGCATTCCGATCCTTGGCATCTGTTACGGTCATCAATGGCTGGCACAAGCGATCGGCGGACGGGTCCAATCGGCTCCGCCCGAATATGGGCAGACCGCCCTCACGGTGCTCGATCACGGGCGGTTGCTCGACGGCCTCAACCCGCTCGAAATCGTTTGGATGAGCCACAGCGATGCGGTGGTCGAGTTGCCCGAGACGGCAATCGTGCTCGCCCAAACCGATCAGACCCCGATCGCCGCGTTCGCCGACGACACGCGCCGCCTCTATGGCCTGCAATGGCATCCGGAAGTCCACCACACTCCCTCCGGTCCTAAAGTGATCGACAATTTTATCAAGATTTGCGGCCTCGAACCGCAGCAACGCGAGCCGGTACTACCGCGGCTGACCCGCGAAATCCAGGAAAAGGTCGGTAAGCGTAAAGTTTTCTTCTTTGTCAGCGGCGGTGTCGATTCGACGGTCGCGTTTACTCTCTGCGCGAATGCTTTGCCGCGCCAGCAATTGATCGGCATCTATGTCGATACCGGTCTGATGCGCAAATGGGAAACCGGCGATCTCGTCAGGATGTTCGACGATCTCGGTTTTGCCGATCAGTTGGTCGTCTGTCACGAGGCGGAACGCTTCTTGCGGGCGCTCGAAAAGATCACCGACCCGGAAGAAAAGCGGCTGATCATTGGCCGGCTGTTTGTCGAGACGCAAAGCCGGATCATCAACGAACTCGGCATCTCGTCGAATTGGCTGCTCGGTCAGGGCACGATCTATCCCGATGTCATCGAGTCCGGCAAGGGCGACGCCGCGACGATCAAAACGCATCACAACCAATGCCCGGAAATTCAGGAGCTAATCGCCAAGGGCCGGGTCATCGAACCGTTGCGCGAGTTCTATAAGGATCAGGTCAGGTCGATCGGGTATCAGATCGGTTTGGCGGAAGAATTTGTTGAGCGATGGCCGTTCCCCGGTCCGGGTCTGGCGATCCGTTGTCTGTGCACCGATCTCGATGAACCGGTAACCGCCGTCCTGGGGGACCATGACGACTTCTCGGTTTATCAGGTGCCGGTGCGTTCGGTTGGTGTGCAGGGCGACTCCCGGACCTATCGGCCGACGATGGCGGTGCGGAGCCTCATGCCGCACAAGGATATGCATCATCATTTGCGGGCCTTGGCACGCCATTATCACGGTGCCCGCATCATCAGCTATCTTGCGGGCGACATCGATCTGGCGCTCGGTCGGGTCCGCCCGGCTCTACTGACCAATCGTCGGATTGCCAAATTGCGCGATGCCGATCATGTCGTTCGGATCGCGATGGAAGATGCCGGATTGGTCGATCAAGTCTGGCAGTTCCCGGTCGTGTTGTTGCCGCTTTGGTTTGGCGACGGCGAAACGATCGTGTTGCGTCCGATCGAAAGTCGTGATGGAATGACCGCGAACTTCGCGAACCTTCCGATTTCAGTCATGGAGACGATCTGTCAGCGAATTTTGGAGATCAACGGGATCGCGGCGGTTTTTCTGGATGCGAGTGACAAGCCGCCTGCGACGATCGAGTGGGAGTGAACTGCTTGACGACCTTTGTTGTCCGTCGCTACTGCACTTGGCACGAAGATATACCGCCACCGCAGCCGGGAGAGCGCTGGTGCGTCTCGTCGATCACCCGTAGTGAATACTGCTTTGTCAGAGTCCCAACCCCGAAGGTCGGTGAAACGATCTATTATGGATCGTTTGTGCCGCGGCAAGGTCATCCCGGCTACCTCGAAGACGGGAAACTCTGTCCGGTCCTCGACCAGATCGTCGGCACCCCGCTCCATGAAGGCATCTACCCCGGCTGTAACATGCCGGTGATCTCGTCTCCTGATAATTAGGGGCACCCGCCTGCGAGGCTGACGCCGTGGAGCGCTACACGGCCTCTCGACTGAGCAGCGTCGGGTTGCGCGGCGGATAGGTGTCGGGCAGAGCGACCCGCGCCCTATCCGCCGTTACCCCACTCGCTTGCCAGGAAAAAAACACGCAGCCCTCGCGCTCCGTAATGTCACCGTCCAACTCGCCGATATCATCGCCCGGATAGATCGAGTGGATGACCGCGACCAAACCGATATCCTCGTGCTTGAGTTCGTAGACGATCGTCAGCCAATCGGTTCTCGGCGCGAGGTATTCCGGCCGATCGAGCCTCAGCCGTAGTGCCACCGAATGGCTGTTCGGGTGAAATTCTTCCAATGCATCATCGGGGTAGCCGATTCGCTGATCGACGCTCGCCCAACCGACGATCTGGTGATACCGGATCGACATTCGATTGGTGCCGTCATCGGCGTCGCCCATGTCGCGAAACAACCGTCTGAGCACCAACGTATCGTCGAATAGCTCATCAGCCGAAGCCCATCGCGAAAAATTACCCGCCAGCGCCAAATGCCGGCCGCGGAAACAGGTCTGGTCAAGTCGCCGTGCCGTGCGCCCGCGCACCACGATCCCGACACTACCGCCGCCCGATAGCCGCCATCGTCTGAACATCCATCACTCCCGCATAACAGACATGCAACCTGCGCATGTCCGCGTTGTCCTCCGATCCGCGCATAGCCTATAAGGAGGGCACGATCATGACAATTTCGGTTTGGCCGTGGACGTATGAGGAAAAGCTTTGGGTGTGGCGGCTGATGCGGCAGCGGGTGCTCGATGAGCAATGGGCGCAGAACGAGCGCGATGCTGATGCGGTCCTGGCGATGACGGATGCACAGATTTATGCACAGGCGCTCGCCGAGTATGGAAGTGCAGCGGCGGTCGAGCGTTCCGCTGAAATCACCCGGCAGATTATCCACAGGGCTATCCAGCGGACGCACCCGACGCGTCACTGATCAGTCGGTCGTGAGGGCGTTGTAGAGCACCCTTGCGGTGTATTTTGACCCGAGTGATTCGGCCAACAGGGCTTCGGCTGTCACCCGCATTTGGAGCAGGGCATTGTGTTCGCGGCTTTCGGCCAGCCGCAGCGCTTCCCGCGCTGCGGTGACGGCCTGCCGGGCTTCCTGCGCTTCGAGGATCGCCGCCCGGACATCATCGGCCGCGCTCATAGGAAAATCCTCGAATCGATGTGGGCGCAGCGTTTGCGGATGGCTTTTTCCAGTTTTTCATAGGCGTTGTTGCGGATTTGGCGCACCCGTTCGCGCGACAGTTTGAACTCGTCGGCGAGGTCTTGCAGGGTGCGTTCCTGGTCTTCCTCCATCAGCATTTGGCCGCGGATGATGATCTTCTCGCGTTCGTTGAGGACGCGATCCATCGTCGAGTGAATGAGTTCGCGGCGATACTCATCCATTGAGTTGTCGATGACGGTTTCCTCGGGGTTGGGGTCTTCGCACGCGATGGTGTCGCCCAAGGTGGAAGATTCCCCGGTGTCGCCGTGTGAGTGTTGGAATGGCTCGTCGAGCGAAAGATTTGGCTGCCGGATCATCATCCAGATTTGTTCGAGTTGGGTCGGCGTGCATCCGAACTGATCGGCGACCGCGTGCATGATCTGCTCGGGATTTTCCAATTCCTTGTTCTGTTTTTGGGCCTTGTGAATTTCCCGCCGCAGGGTGAAGAAGATTTTCTTCATCTTCTGGGACTTCAGGGTAAAGCTGAAGTAATTCGAGGCGATGAAGATCAGCATCGTCCCCCTAATCCAGTGTGACGCATAGGTCGAGAACTTAAACCCCTTGTCGGGTCGGAAGCGGTTGGCCGTCTCGCACAGCGCGAGGTTGCCGACCGCCATCAACTCGTCACGGGCGATGCCGTAGCTGGAATACTTGCGGGCATATTTGAGCACCAGCGGCTCGAAGGCTTTGATCAGTTGGATCAAAAGCTTCTGGTCGTGGGAGATCACATTCCCGTCATCATCGACCACGCGGGTCTGCATCCACTCGGCGATCAGTCGGGATTCTTCTTCCTCCGTCAGCATAATCGTCTTCGTGGAGGCCGGCAAATTCTGTTGGAAAGCGTTCATTTCCTGGTCCCTCAAGGTGCGATTTAGTTCAGGTCGGTAATCGTTTGACTAAATATCCGTGTCACCGCTGTCCCTTGGCTAAAAGCTGCGCTTTCCCGAAGATGGTGGCGGAGATTTACGTAGTAGTTACGTGGGAGATGCGATGCCGACGCCTTTATACATTGGGTTCAGTTCTGTCGATCGTCCGGGCATCAATAGTGTCCTTACTAATATCGAACTAATCAAAGCGGACATCCGCAATGCACTATTGGTACCAATTCGTTCGGTCGTCGGGTATCCCAAGTATGGCTCGGTGATCCCGCTGCTTCCGTTCGAACTAGACAGCCCGACTAAAGGACTCGTCTCGATGCTGGTCGATAATGCAACGACCCAGATCAAAAATGATCCGCGTGTCAGTCTACAGGATATTGCTCTGACCCGGCCCGACACTCACACGATACAATTGAGTATTAAGTTGCTATTTGTCGAGTTCAATATGTCTGATGAACTGACACTCAACTTCTCGACGGAGACCCGATAGTGTCAACTGTTCTCAGACAGCAAGCCCTTCTGGTCGCAGAAGCTTGGCAGAATATCTATTCGAACCAGAGCTATGTTGACTTCCAGTCGTATTCGCAAGACAATCTCGTCAATGCGATCCTGAATTATGTACAGGTCAACTATCCAGACAATTTCAACGACTGGATCACCAACTCGGAATTTGTAATCAAGGTCCGAACGCTGGCGTGGTTACACCAGAATATTTCGTACCGTCTCGATCTCGATGTGCGCGAGAACTTTATCCAGACGGCAACGCGGCGCGATGCGCTGCTGATGCTGGCGGAGAATGTCTTCTATGTGCCAAACCGGGTGACCGGAGCCTCGGGCGAGCTTCGCATCGAATCGGTCAGCACCAGTCAAACACTGATCGATTCAAACGGCGACAACATCGCTAATGTCGAAATCCTGTGGAACGACGCCGCCAACCCGGATTGGTTCGAGCAATTCATCCTCGTGATGAACGCCGCGCTGACGCCGCGCACGCAATTCGGCCACCCGCTGGTCCGCTACAACAACGCGCCGACCCGCACCGATCTCTACATGCTCAATGCACGGGCACCCTCGACCGGGTGCTATCCGTTCTCGATCTCCGCGAGCGGCGGTACATCGCTGCCATTCGCGTATATCAATGTGAATATGGACAAGGATACGGGTGTGCTGTCGGAGTTGCCGCCCAATCCGTCCAATGCGCAACGGCTCGTCTATCGTTCGGATGGATTGGGCAGCAGTTCACCCAACACGGGTTTCTTCCTGCCGATCCGGCAAGGCACCCTCGGTTCGCTCGATCAGACCTTCAGCACACCGCAGGCGATGCAGCAAGTCACGCTCGGCTCGGCCAACCTCGATAACGACACGATTTTTGTCGAGCAGCTTGACAGCAACGGCAATGTGTCGGTGGTGTGGACGGAAGTCGATTCCCTCTATGGCCGCGGCGTCGCCTTTAACACACTCGATTCGGACACCCAGGCGATCTATGAGGTCCACACCTTGCTCAACGACCGGGTGCGGGTGCAATTTGGTGACGGTAAGTTTGGCGCGATCCCGACTGACAAATTCCGCTTCTGGTATCGCACCGTCAGCCCGGTCGCGTTGAGTGTGCAAACCACCGACATCCAGAAGCAGACGTTCGTCATCCCCTATGTGAACAACGCGACGCTCTACTTCCTGACCATTCGCGCCTCGCTGACCGCGCCGATCACCAATGCGATCCCGACCGACACCAACGACCAAATTCGCAACGCGATCGGTGGCGCATTTGCCGCGCAGAACCGTATGGTCACCGCGGCCGATTACAACCTGTTCCCGCTGACTGACCCGTCGATCCTGAAACTGAAGACGGTCAACCGCACCTATTCGGGACATTCGGCCTATTCCAAGATCACCGATCCGACCGGCCTCTACAGCGGTGTCAAACTGCTCGGCGAGGACGGGCGTCTGTTCCGGTTGGAAAAGAAAACCTCGCAGTTCATCTCGGCGCTGACCAACCAAATCACGCTCGACGAGGTTGTCTACCAATACCTGACACCGCTGATCCAGGATTCGGACAAGTCAAATCTCTATTACACTGAATATGATGAGGTTTTGGCGGTCCACGACCCATATTGGTCACAAACTTCAGAAGCCAACGGTATCTCAAAAGGCAATATCGCCAGATCGGCCGCGGTAATCCCGGTCGGCCCGACTGCCACCGATGAGTTCTTCTACCTTATCGCCGGCACACTGATCCGCTACAACGATCTGTCTGGGCCGTTGATCGCCGTGCAGCATGTCACTGGTGATGGCACCGGCACCGATGGGATTGTGCTGGCCGGCGACCTCGCCGATGGCACCGCGATCTTTTCGCTGATGCCGCCGATGCGCAACCAGTTCACCAATGATGAAGCCTCCGCGATCAAATCGAATATGTTCAATTTGCAGGAATTCGGTTTGTCGTGGAACCAGACCACTCAGACGTGGGACATTATCGCGAACTCAAATCTCGACAAAACCAGCGAGTTCAGTCTGACCTATCAGGGTGACACAACCAATCTGGGCAAAGATGCCTCATGGATGGTCTACCTGCGCTATTATCCGAACCCGTCTGGTGATGGTCCGGAGTGGGAAATCGTTAACCGCGGCCTTGGCACCTACTTCGAGAGTTCGCGCGATGTCGATTTCGTCTATGTGAACACCGGGCCGCAGGTTGATCCCAACACGGGCAAAATGGTTCGCGATAACGTCAATATCCTTGGGGCCAATGAGGGTCGCGATTCACTACACCGGCTTGGTCTATATGAGGTTGGTGTCTGCTGTCCGCTGATCTACGATTTTACCGGCGATGGCGTGACGACATGCTTCCAAATCCGCAACCGGATCGACCAGGAGCATGTGATCGTTTTTCTCAACGACTATCTGCAAATTTATGGCCTGGACTACACGATCAACGAGACCCCGATCGGCGATGAAGTTTGCTTCTATGTCGCCCCCTCGTTGGGCGCGACGATCAGCATCCGGGTCAGCGGCTCCTACCAATACGCCACCGAGTATATGGTCGATACGGTGGCGACCGGGACCAGCGTGTTTTATGCAACCTCGGCGACCAATGTCGATTGCGACAATTCGTTCCTCTATCTGAATGGTGTGTCGCAGCATACCGGCGACTACACGATCTCCATCCACAGCGGTAATGCCGGGTTCTATATCGTGCCGGCACTGACGGCCGGGGTTATTGTTCTCGGTTATGTCTTGTCAGGACCGACATCGGAAATTTTCGACACCACGATCTATCTTGGTGATGGCGCAACCACTGACTTTGCCAGCAATTGCCCGAGCCAAACCATCCACACGATGGTCGTGTTTGTCGATGGCGTATGGCAGTCGCCAACCCTCGATTACACGCTGGATACGACCGACAGCACGGATACCGTCGTGTCGTTCGTCACGGCTCCCCCAAATAACTCTCAGGTTGTAATCCATGCGGCTTCCGACCCGCACTTGATTCGGTCACAATTTTTCCAGTTTACCGGTGACGGTTCGACCACCGGGTTCGGGATTAGCAATTTCTTTGGCACCGATGTTTCGACGATGGTCGGCCGCAATGGGGTCGTGCAACGCCCCGACCTCGACTACACGATCAGCACGAGCGGCATTACCTTTCTTTCCGCCCCGATCAACAATGAGCGGATCGATGTGTTTGTCATCTACGGCGCGGTCGGCTTCAATTTCCAGGATCACGATAACAGTTGCTTTACCAGTTACTTGCTCGACGACAAGATTTGGGATGCGGTCGATGTTGAACTAACACCAGATGGCTATATCGATGTCGATGGCATCCAGGTCGAGCCGGTCGATTCAAATCAGGACGGTGTACCGGATAACCCGTTCGAGTTCGACGATATCCTGATTCCGGACGGTCTGACCGATCTCGTGCTCTGGCGCAGTATCGTGCAGGATGGGTTCTCCGTGTGGAACCCGATCGATGCGACGACCGTGCCGAAGGGCACCTATGGGTTCCAGACGCGCACTGAAATCTCGGCCGGGGTCGAGTTTGATCAGACCGTGACGACCGCGGGTGACATTTACCTCGATCAGACGACCGACACTTGGCTGGTCGCCGATGCCACGAGCGGCAACTGGATCGCGGCGACAAACCAAAACGACTACATGAGTGCGACCGGGCGGAGTGGGCTGAAATTCATTTGGACCCATTACCCGGCCGATAATACCAGGATCGATCCGGCAATCTCGAACATCATGGATGTCTATGTGCTGACAGTCGCCTACGACACTGCTTATCGCAACTGGATTGCCAGCGGCTTTGTCGATGACGCGCCGGATGCACCGACTTCGGAGTCTCTACAGGACGAATATGCCTATCTGAACAATTACCGAATGACCGATGATAGTCTGATCTTCCACCCGATCAATTATCACCCGCTGTTTGGTTCGGTGGCAGAAGCCGCGCATCAGGGCACCTTCCTAGCGATCCGCTCGGCCGGTTCGACCTTGAGCACCAACGATTTGATCTTGCGGATTATCAACGCGATCGATGTGTTCTTCAAGGCGTCGAATTGGGATCTCGGTGAGTCGTTTTACCTGACCGAGTTGATCGCCTTTGTCCACCGCACTGTCGCGCCGGACTTGCAGTCGATTGTGCTGGTCGCCAATGACGGCAGCCCGTTTGGCGATATGTTCCAAATCCGCTGCGCACAGGACGAGCTATTCATTTCGGTTGCGCAGCCCGCGGACATCCAGATCGTCAGCAGCTTTACCAACGACAACCTTCAGATCGGCACGCTCTAAGGAATTGACAATTGACGGCCGATCTGTTTGAGAGAGGCCATGAAGCATAGCGAATTTGAAATCGGCGGCGAGTTCTCGTGCGCCGGCCGGCGGTGGCGCTGCACCGACAAGGGCAGCCGGGTCGTCATCGCGATCCGGCTCGATGAAGTCCACGTTACGGGCACCAACCCGCGGAAGATGCGGACCCTCAATCGCGAGCAAGCCGAGGCCGAAGGCTGGTTTAATGGCCCGCCTTACGCTGTTGCCGAGCGTGTGTTCGATGAGGAAGACCAACGGGGCTGCTCGTGCGATGCGGAGATCGTGCAGATCGGCCGATGATCACGACCGAATACGCCAAGAAGACCCCCTGCGTCCGGTCGGGTTATTGCTGCAAGGTTCGGCCGTGCTTTTACGGCGAAGTCAAGTCGCCGACCGATCACTCCTGCAAATTTCTCGAAGTCGAGCGCGAAATCGCGCCCGGCGTGCCCGTCTATCGCTGCGGCAAATACGAGTGGATTATGGCGAATGTGCCAGAGGCCGAGTGGATGATCCACCCGGCCTTTGGCGGCGGCTGTTCGTCGCCCCTGTTCAATACCGATCGCAACCAGATTATACGGTTGATCCGAAATAAAGCGGATTAGTCGGATCGGTTGTCGCGAGCGCGAGTGTCGGATCGCTGCTGGCGGTCGCCAAGGTTGGATCGCTGCTCGTCGGGTAGAGGCTGCCACCACTCGATCCAATGGACGAGGTTGGCGAGGCCGTCGCCGTCGTGATGTCGTTAAAGGTGAACGACGGATCGGCATTCGCCAGCGAGTCGATCCGGACATCGCTGATATCGAGCGCGAATGGGCCGGGATGGTTTACCGGGTCGGCGACGGTATGCCAGCCGCCCGAGGCTGCATCCGCCATCTGCAAGCCGAGCGTGAGTTCGAACGCCCCGGTGTTGGTGGTCGGGGTCGACGCGACTTCCTGTCCATCCAAATAGAAGGTGTAGGATTGACCGGGCACATATTTGGTCCCGTAGGTGTGGTAGCCCTGCGAGAGATCGACCGGGGCGAACGGGGTGGCGACCGTTCGGTCATTCACCCCAAGTGCCATTTCGCTGTTCGGACTGGCGCTGTAGCCGAACTCCCAATCAACATTTTCGTAGGAATTGCTACCCTCGCCCAAGAACCAGAAAGCCGGCCATGCACCATAGCTGTCGTCGGGAAGCTTGGCGGTGATCGAGACATAGCCGCCCGTTGCGGGCAATTCCATCGACGGGTGACCGGTCGAACTGATCCAGGCCGACCCCCATTGATAGGCGCTGCTCACGCCGGAAAAATAGCTGCTTGGCGAGGCGACCAATTCAAGACCGCCGCTGGCGCTCAACGTGCCAGGACCGCCGACCATATGCGACCCGGAGGTATTGGAGCCGCCACCGTAAGGATATGGGTCATAATATTCCGCATTGTAGGGCGACGCGGGCACCGTTTCGCCCGAAAAGGGTGCCGGCAGCAGACCGTTGTCGGTCCACCGGTATCCGTTCTGCCCCAACCAAGCGTTCCATTTGGTCGGGTCGAGTGAGGATGTCGTGAATTGATCTTCGCCGAGCGGTGTTCCTCCACCACCGGATGGCGGTGGCACGGTCCCGCCGCCGCTGGTGGTTCCGCCGGACCCGTCGATGATAAGAGTCGCGGAGCCGATCGCATCCGTCCCGAGGCGGTCGGTGACATCGTAGGTGAAGTCCGAACTGCCGGACGCGAGGCCGGGTGTCGGTGTGAATTGAAGCCCGGTGAGTTGCGCCAAGGTTAATGACTCGCCGTTGGCGATCAGCGTGCCGTCCGACAGCGAGATTGTGCCATCAGTCGGCAAGCCGGTGACGGTGGCGCTTAACGAATGGATGAATCTGGTATCGATTGGTTCCTGGATACCGATCGGCACCGCCCCGCTGTCTTCTGGAACGGTCAAGCTGGTCGGAAAGGTCGTGATAAGACTCGTCAGGTATGTCATTGCTCCCCCTTGGGCACGCAAAATGAACTGCCGAAAAAGGACCATCCCTTTCCGGTCTACAGATCAGCGATGTGTGTGGTGGCTACTCCCCCTGGATTAGAATGATCGAGCGATCCCGCAGTTCGCCATAGCGGGCCATCGCTTGCAGGAAATGTCGGGTTTCCGCTCTATTCGAGATCGCCTGCACGACCCGGCCGAAACTTTCGAAGTCTCGGTAGGTTTCCTCCAATACAAAGTCGCCCGTGCCATCGCCGGTAATGACGACACCGGCTCGCGCCCCCTCCGCTCCATGCTGCCGCAAGAAGGCCGAGGTATCGG